TCTAGTAATAAACCACACGCTTTCTATCCAGAAAACGAGCCTCGTCAGGGTAATCTTCATCGAGCGATACAAACCCGCCCTGCCTGAAACGCATTAGCGCCATTGTAGCAGAGTCACAGTAGTCGTCATGGTCACCGTATGGAAACGCGGCCATTTCCTCGATCACTTCGTCGCTGAACGTCTCGTCGGGCGCCCACACCATGCCCGACTCATAAATCGGTGCTACGCTGTTCATTCGCGCAATCTTGTCCTGCCCGCGAGATGGTGTATACGCTGTCACGGGGATCCCCATTCGTCTTAATTCCTGGGTCAACGGCGTACCGCTTGCCTTAGCCTCAATCAGAATACAATCGGGCTCCCAATACTTATATTCGTCCCAAGCCAGCTTTTTGAGCTCTGGGAAATCAACCCGCACGCGCTTTGCGTCAAGTAACATAATTTGGTCGGCTTCTTCATCTCCATCAATGCCCGGTTTAAAGATTGCCCACGTAGTAATCGCAGAATAATCGGCCGTTTCTTTCTTGGAAAACGCCGTGTCATAACTTTGGATTACATAAGAATAAGCCGGCACCTCTTCCTTTTCCCATTTGTTCCACCATTCGCGTTTGACGATTGAACCAGCTTCAGCTGTTGGATTCTGGAGCCATTGGGAATTCCACTTAGATACGGGCAACGACGCTTTTACAGATAAAAGCTCTTCTTTTTTCCAAAATTCAGGCCACAGAGGATTTTCTGACTCTGGCATGATAGCCGGAAATTCCACAATTTCCCATTGATCGGCATAATCTTGACTCTGATTTTTTAAAACTTTACCAACCAAATCTTTTGTCGACCACCGGGTCATAACAATAATAATGATGCCGCCAGGCTGGAGACGTTGGCGGGGGCCAGACGTATACCACTCATAGGCCGATTCCATCGCTGTCGGTGACAAAGCATCTTGCTCAGAATGAGGGTCATCAATGATAAGTAAATCTGCACCACGGCCTGTTATGGCACCACCTACACCAGCATAGAATGATTCACCCTCATGGTTAGTGGTCCATCGTCCAGCTGACTTGTTATCTGCTTGGAGCTTTAGATCTGGAAAAACCTTTTGATAATCCTCGCTATCAATGATATTTCGGACTTTACGACCGAATCTCACAGCAAGCTCCGCCGTATGTGTGGTTTGTATTATCTTTAAGTCGCCGCGTAACCCCATCATCCAACTAGGAAAATAGGTGCTGGCAAATTCAGACTTAGAGTGTCTTGGCGGCAAACATACTATCAGCCGTTTTAATTTCCCTTGAGCAATCTTGTTAAACTTATTTCCGATGATCTTGTGGTGCCGGCCTTCAATAAATTCTGGCCACAAATGCTTGACATAACTAATAAAATCACCTTGACATTTTTCCTGTAACTCAATTTGGTCATACCGATTTAGTAGCGCAACAGCTTCTGTCTTATCTTGCTGAGACAGAATGTCAAAATCTTTTAACGAAATTTCTGGCATAGCTTGATAGTTAAACCTCGTGCCATTCTTTACCTTCCCAAAGCAAAGACTCAGCCAAACGCCTACGAATCAATCCATCCAGCGTTTTGCCGCCGGCCTTATTCCAACGCTTCATCTGCGCGGGTACTTCCGACTTTTTGCCTTCATTCAAAACGCGCAACATCGAGCTAGATTTTAGGTTTTTTGGACCTAAATTAAATGTCCAGGCTACTAACGAGTCGAATTGGTTTTGCTCCAAATCCACAGTAACCAACTTATTCACATAGCCTTCAAATTCTTCTAAATCCTCGGTCAGCATCTGGTCTGCCTCATCCTGCGTGCAGCTGTCGCCATCGCTCACGCCTTTGGTGTGGCCATACCCGATTGTTGCCACATCGGCGCTACACCGATAGCTTTCGAGCTCGCAGCCTTCGAATTTCTTAATCAGTTCTTTGCCCTCTACAGATATTTTCATCCTAATAATCTCCCCAGATCTTTGTCTTCGTTCCGCCGTGATACTCGACGGCGTGTCCTTCATCGATAAGAATTTGGCAAATATCCGCACCATCTTCTGTATAAGGGATACCCAAAATCCTTCCATACTTTCCTTTTCCTAGAGATTTAATTTTAAACTTCCCAACACACAATTCCTTCAAGCGTTCTTTTGCGGCTAATCCAAGTTTTTTTTCTGCGAGATCTCTCGTGCGGCTTTCTGGCGTATCAATCCCGTGAAGACGAACGCGCTGTTTGTGCAGTTTCACATCGAATCCAAGGTCAAGTATGCAATCGAAGGTGTCACCATCAATTATTCGGTCCAAAGTTGCGTTATACACAAATGCATCGGGTGCGGTTTTCTTTTTCCTTGCCATAGTTATTCTTCCTCTTGATCTCGCGTGGGATCGTTGTCCCTGTAATATTTAATGATGTTCAGGCTCTGTCGAATGTATCGTCTAATGTCTGCCAAATTGTTGGCCAAATTCTCATATGCCTGATTTGTCAAAGCGTAGTACGCCACCGCCGGTGCCTCTCCAGCATCGTAATTCTCAATATACTCACGCATAACGCTTGGGTTCAAAACAATCCATTCAATTTCTGCGGGATTGACCCCTTCAGGCAAACTAGGATGAAACATGGGGGCTGGCTCAGTAATGGTTATAACCTCTACTTGAGCCACTTGCGGAACGGCGGGAGGACTGCTGAACAAATTACCCAGAGTGGAGCAACCACTCAGAACAATTGCGCTACTCAGGATCAGGAGCTTCATCGAATTGCCTTGGGTTCGTCAAATCTACAAACTGCTGATGCACTCGCGCAGTCCCATTGTTTACGATTCTCTGTATAGACTCAGGCCGAGCAATGGCCAATGAGCCCATGTCGTGCCGTGCAAACGTATTACGCATCTCAGAAACCTCCTGTCGAGCTGCATCATTCATTTCGGAAAGCTCTCCAATACGAGCCTGATTCTGTCGTTGAGATTCAAGTTGCTCCTGCAACTGAGTATTCTGATTGGCAATCGTGCCTTCCAGAACCTCTTGGTTATTGACGGCCGTTTGGAGCTCAACCTGGAGCTGACTAATCTGCGCCTTTTGCATGTTGATGTAGAAGTAACTGCCTCCAGCAGTGGCAATCAACAAAAAACCAAGAACAAGACTAATCTGCATACGTGTATATCCTCAAAGGTTCACTTTTCCCTTTTACGCTAATTGGCTCTAAAGATTTTAACAAATATTTGCAATTTTGTGCAGTTTCTACTCCAATGAGAATTCCATAACCAACAGTTTTTGTACTTGATTCGAGCCTTGCGGCGACGTTGCAGGGGTCACCAATTAAACTGAAAGAAAATCGGTCAGTTGCTCCAAAATTTCCAGCGATACAAATGCCCGAATTGACGCCCACGCCAATCGCTATTTCTGGTATGCCTTCTTCTTTGAACCGTTCATTGAGTTCTTTTATGTTTTTTTCGATTTCTTGAGCTGCTGCTAACGCAAGGTCGTGATGGTCAGGTTGTGGAATGATGGTATTAAAGTGAAACATAGCGGCGTCGCCAATAAATTTATCAGTCACGCCACCAAACTTATTCACAGCCCTTACCTGCACGTCCAACACGTTGTTCATTATGTAGGTCACCATTTCCGGTTCTACCGATTCCGAAAGACTTGTAAATCCTCTTAAATCCGTAAAAATAATAGAGCAATCAACTCTTGCACCATTCACTTGGCACAATTCAGGGTTGTCCTGAAGCTTTTTGACCATGCGTGGGTCAAGGTACTTACCAAATTGCTGCTTAATAAGCTGTCTGGCTTTATATTGTGTACGGAAATTGAGGTAAAACGCGCCTGAAGCGCTTACAAACTGGGAAATCAGGGTCCAGGTAACGTCTAACAGCACCCCCTGTTGAATAGAATACGCCCCATACGCGCCCGTAGAGGCAAAAATAGCGAAAAACGATACAACCCCAAGGGTTATGCCCAATTTTGTCGCCAAAACCCAAACAAGCGCCACTGTGAGCGCAAAAATGGCCAATTCTGCCGCCAACGACCAATCCGGTATGCGCGGACTATCGGTTATCAGTATTGATTCAGCCAAAGCAGCTTGAATTTTGTGCGGCTCCAGCAATCCGATCGGGGTGGCCAGCTGCGGCATAATTCCCGCAGCATCAGTGCCAATAAAAACAAAACGGTTTTGCACATCCATCTCAACAAGCGTCGTTTGGTGCGTGCTCACCCAGGTGATCCACTTTCGACCCAAGGAATCAGTCGCTACTGGGGGCAATCCCTGGACGATAATTTCTTGAATGCCATTTTGATTGGTTCTGATGATGTACGTGTCCGCATTGGCCAGAACCTTCAAAACCTGTGTACCAAACGCCGGCACCCATCCGTCTGGTGCTCTCATCAGTAGCGGCATGCGACGTACCAGCTGGTCTACTTCTACCGGCGCCGAAGCGATCCCTTGTGATGCCGCATTTCGCAGCGTCTCGATGTTTTGCACAACACCCGATGCAGCGTAACCACCGACTGGATCTCCCATGATGACCGTGCCCACGGTTTCTGGAAATCCAGAGCCTGGATTCTCATACATAGCAAGAACACTGTTGCTTCCTTGCAAAGCTTGCGCAAACTCTTCATCGCCACCGAGTCTGTCTGGCTGTGGGAACGCCACCGCCCAGCCGACGCCTAGAGCACCTCTCTGCATCAAATCATTTTGGATTTCTGCCAGACGAGCTCTGGGCAATGGCCAACCGCCCTCGCGCTCAATGTCTTCTTCGGTGATGTTGAGCACGGCAAAATAGTTGCTCTGCTCGTGCTCGGATACAAAGTAATCGAAAGTCCTGAGTTTTAAAATCTCGGTGAGAGTAGATTGAAAAACCAGGGGCAATGCCAGAACAGCAACGAGTGCCGCCGTTTTAGCTGCAAATTGCAGCCTCACCATTTTTCGCGATTCGACCAAAAAGCGGCAGACATTTTTCCTTTTGCTATGTTTTTGGCGTGTCTGGCCTTAAAGCTCTTACGCCGTGCCTTTTGTTTTGCCGACTCTCCCTTTTTAGGCTTGCCAGCAGTTGAAACGCCTTGTTGCCCAAAACGTATCAATTTTAGTTTATGCCCTTCCTGGGCAAGAACCATGTGTGATTTGGTTTTATGGCCGGGGGTTCGCTTAGGTTTATTAACACCCGCGAGGCGATGTTTTTTCAAAAGATTCTTTTTTCTAGTCTCATGCGCCATTATTAATTCCTAATCAAACTGATTAACCGTAACCGTCTTGTTGCAACTTGATGTGCAGTCTAATACTACCGCGTAAGATTTTGCACTCACCCCTGTCTGAGTCGCATTCACAGTGTAATCGCCTTGTTTCACAAGTATATTGCCAACGTGTGCACCGTCACCACTTTGCGTTAAGTTGACCGTGGAGTTGTCAGCAGGATTGTTGCG